TAAAAGAAACATACAAGCCAAAAGAAACTAACGTAAAAAAGTTAGAGGTATTTTTAAACAAACTAAATAAAGACAAATAATGGCTTTAGATTTTACACATATAAAAGGAGATACATTTGAATTAGTAAACTTTCAAATGCTTGTTAATTCAGTTGCTTTAAACTTAACAGGTTGTACTTTACGTATGCAATTAAGAAAAGAGTATGGGGGTGTAATATTTCTTTCATTAACTTCAGTTGCAAGTGCAGGAATAACTATTACAAATGCTGCTACAGGTTTATTTAAAATAAATAGACAAATTATAAATTTAGATGCTGCAAATTATATTTATGACATTGAATTAATTAAAGCAGATGGTACTGTTAAGACGTATATAAGTGGAAACTTTTCAATAACTAATGATGTAACACGATAATGGCAAACGATATTGTAAATATAAATGTAGCTGAAACAGTAGAAACAGTTGCAATAACTGTAAATCCTAATTTAACTACTGTAAATATTAATAGGCAAGTTCCTGTAGGTGTAAACGGTCAAGACTTGCAATCAGTTACAGACATTGGTTCTGTTACTACAAATTCAATAACTGCAAATTCATTTATTAAATCGGGCGGCACATCTAATCAGTTCTTAAAGGCAAACGGTACTGTTGATTCATCTGTTTATACAACTGCTCAAAATCTACAATCAGTTACTAATTTAGGTGCAACTACTACTAATACCATTATTGCAAATGTTGCAAGTTCTAACCCTGCTAACCCTGCTATCACTGGGTATTCTACAACTGGTGCTGGTGTTTATGGACAATCAGATGGAAAAGGCGTTTTTGGATATTCTTTTTTAGATACAGCAGTTTATGGCTTGGCAGAATCAGCAAATGGAATAGGCGTTAAGGGATACGCTGAAGATGGTGTGGGAGCAGAATTTGAAACAGACGCAACCAATGTCAATACTAATATTGTTAACTTTAAAAAATCAGGGGTATTAAAAGCATCAGTAGGTAATGGTGGAGATATAACTGCTAATTCATTTGTTAAAACAGGTGGAACTGCAACTCAAATACTTGCTGCTAATGGTTCTGTAATAACTGCTGGAACAAATATAACAATATCGAGTGGTACAATATCTTCAACTGGTGGAGGAGGCGGTGGAGCAACTAATTTAACAACTTCACAAACTGCAAGTAATTTTACAATTAATTCAGATACAGGAACAGATGCAAGTATTCCTTTAGGAAATGGTACTTTAGCAGGTGCTACTTTAAATGATTATACATCTGCTGAAAAAACAAAATTAGCAGGAATAGAAGCTGGAGCAAATTTAGGAGTTCCATATACAGGTGCAACAAGTGATGTAAATTTAGGAGAGTTTGGTATTCAATTAGGTAATTTAGAGTTTGACAATACACCTACTAATATTCCTACTACTGCTGGTTCAATGTACTACAATGATGCAGATGGAACATTAGATTTAATATTAAAAGGTGGCAACGTTAAGTTACAAATAGGTCAAGAATCAGTTGTAAGAGTTGTAAATAAAACATCTACAAATATAGATTTATTAGAAGCTAATTATCAAGCAGTAAGAATAACAGGTGCTCAAGGTCAAAGAATGAAAGTTGATTTAGCACAAGCTACAAATGATGTTTTAAGTTCTGAAACAATTGGATTAGTTACTGAAACAATAGCAAATAACGCTGAAGGATTTGTAACTACAAGTGGAATAGTTAGGGGTATTAATACAACAGGCTCTTTGCAAAGTGAAACTTGGGCAGATGGAGACATTTTATATTTATCACCAACTGTTGCAGGTCAAATCACAAAAGTAAAACCAACTGCTCCTAATCATTTAATTATAATTGGTTATGTAATTTATGCACACATAACACAAGGAACTATTTTTGTAAAGGTCGATAACGGTTATGAGTTAGATGAACTACACAATGTAAAAATAGATGCAGTTACAAATAACGAAGTTTTAGCTTATACTTCTGCAACAGATATTTGGGAAAATAAAACACCTTCTGAAGCAGGATTACAACCTACATTAGTTTCAGCAACAAATATAAAAACAATAAACGGAAATACATTATTAGGAAGTGGAGATTTAGTTATATCAGGTACAGGTATATCTTCATTAAATGGACTTACAGGTGCAACACAAACTTTTAGTATACTTACTAATGTTTCAGGTTCACCGAGTTTTTCATCAACTGGCACAAATCATCAATTAAGATTGCCTACTGCATCATCAGGCGTAGATTATGGTTTAGTAACAAATGGAAGTCAAAATTTTGGTGGTACAAAAATATTTGTATCTAATCCAGAAATTCCTGTTCCCGCTGGAAATAGTGGAACTTGTATAGTTTTAGGTACTACTGGAGGTGGAGGTGCAACAGGTACATTACAAATAGGAAGTACTACAAATTATCCTAATGGAGTAGAAATGCAATATGTTAAAGGCATTACAAGTTCTGTTCAAACACAATTAAACGGTAAAGCAAGTGAACTTGATGTGGCAGAACAAACTTATAGCTTGTCTCCTACTTTTACTGGAACTGCACCAACAATTATTTCATCAAGTACATATCAATGGAATAAAGTAGGTACTTTAGTAACTGGTAGAGTAAATTTAATTTATACTACTGCTGGAAGTATTTCACAAGTTGTTATCCCATTACCTACTGATATGCCAACTCCATTAAGTCCTACTGGATTAGGTTCGGCATTAGATATTTTGTACTATGGTGTGGGTATGTTTAGTACATTAACAACTACGGTTTCTAATGTTAGTCGAACTTGTATTTTAAGGAGAAATGCTGCAAATACTGGATATGAGTTTGTAATAACACATTCAGCAGCAATCTCATCTAGAGTAATATCATTAACTTTACAATATTTCACATAATGAAACATATAAGACAAATTAATTCAGTAGGTACAAATAGCTACACGATAGTAAATTTAGACAATTATGTAGGAGAGTTGGAAGACCATCCAATATTTATTGATTATTCAGATTTATTTGAAATTTCAGAAGATGAATTACCTGCATATATACAATATGTAAATTATGAATAATATAGATAAAATATTAAATAAGATAATATCACGTAAACTAATGGTATTTGTTATAGCTTGTTGTGGATTATTCGCTGGAGATTTAACTTCTCAAGACTGGGTAGTAATAGCAACCGCTTATGTAAGCATTCAAGGATTTACGGATATAGTTGCAAAATTAAAAAGTTAAATGGAGTCAATGAAATTATATATGCTTAATTCGTTAGCATTAGTTATTACGTTTACTAACGTAGAGAATATATTAAAATTAACTCTTTTGGTATTATCTATTATATATACAGGTGTTAAAATTTACGAATCATTTAATAAAAAAGTAAAAGATGAAACTGGACAATAAAGGCTATCTTATGATATGCGAGTTTGAAGGATTTAGTGCTAAACCATATTTATGTCCTGCTAAATTAGCTACTATTGGTTATGGTAATACATTTTATAAAGATGGTAAAAAAGTTACTATGGTAGACCCTACAATAACTAAAGCTGAAGCATTTGATATGTTTAAAGACATTGCTGATAATTTTGCTAAAAGAGTTTCTAAATGTGTTACACAACCATTAACTCAAAATCAATTTAATTCTTTAGTTTCATTTGCTTATAATGTAGGAGTTGCAAATTTTATGAGAAGTACACTTTTAAAAAAAGTAAATAATAATAGATTAGACCATAAGATTGCAGATGAATTTTTAAAATGGGATAAAGTAGGCACTAAAAAATTAGCAGGTTTAACTAAAAGACGACAAATTGAAGCAGACAATTATTTCACGAAATAAAGGGGTTATTACATTTTGGTTATCAGTTGCATTAGCTTCTACTCTAATTACAATGTTATCATCTTGCTCAACAAGAAAAGTAGTAATAGAAGAAGTTAAGAAGGATAGCTTGTCCCAAATTTCCACTAAAATAGGGACGAAAGAAGATATTAAAATTGAAACTAAAAATGATATTGTAATTGATGAATTTATAATTACTCCATTAGATACTTGTAAAGATATTGTAGTAAACGGTATAAGTTACAGAAATGTTGTTTTAAGACACATAAATACAAAAGACAATAGTTTATATAAAAAGGATATAAAAGTGTCTAAAATTGAAGATAAACAACAAACTACAAAAGTTAAAGAAAATAAAAAAGTTAAAAATATAGAGAAAACTTCTAATCCAATAGGATATATTTTAATTATAATTATAATTTATTTAGTATGGCAAAACAGACGGTGGTTTCTACCCGTATAGAAACTAATATTTCAAGACCAGGTGTACATTCAAAAACAAAATCTTCTAAATTAAAATCTTCTAAAAATTATCAAAAGAAATACAAAGGTCAAGGAAGATAATAACTTGTTAATAATTAATTGATTTTATAAAATTCAATGTTCTTTTTTTTATATAAATTTGTGTAATATTTAAAACGAAATAATATACTTATAAAATATG